CTTTAAATTCCCCCTTTGCTGATTTTTAACCTCATAAACATCTTACCAATTATTCATGATAGAATTTTCTAAGATTAGAATTTTTTCATCATCTGATTGAAAAGTCATCGTGGGTACCTCAATTTTTAAAAAATTATTTGTGTAAATTGTTTATTTTAGGTAAAAAACAAAGTTTTATATATAGAATGAAATCTCAACTGTTGAATTGGGATAAGGACAGGAAAGTTATGTTGGATGTAGGCTTCAGAGATGAGGTCAGAATGCTAAATCAAGAAATGAGTGTAGATGAAGTATTTTTGGACTACGTCAGGACTAGTCCATATGTTCACATAGTATACAAGAGATATGAGAAATTGGTTAAATCTTTACAGTCTTACGAGAGTTGTTCTAGAGTGGAACCTGTTTGTATAGTTTTGGAGGGACCACCAGGTGTTAAGAAGACCATCTGTGCTATTAAACTAGTGCAGTTATTAGGGAGGTCTACTTATACCCATGTAGTTAAACCTACTGAGGACGGTAAAGATTTTTATGATGGCTATAACAATGAGGAGGTTTTTGTTATGGATGATGTAGGCCAGCAGGGAGTGTCCCAATGGAGAATGATTATAAACATGGTATCGAATATGAAATTACCCTTAGATTGTGCTAGTGTTGATTTGAAAGACACTAAGTATTTTGATAGTAAGATATTAGTTTTGACAACTAATAATCTTTCTAATCTTTCAGGATTAACTAAGAGTGATGGAATAACAGATATCGAAGCTTTATGGCGTAGGTGTCATATATTCAGGTTTAATAACGAAAAGGACATAACTTACTTACATTATGATGTATATAGAAACCGATTTATTAACGGTTTTCCTAAGAATTTCAACAGTATAAATCTTAAGCCCAACATATCAGGAGATCACATGAGAACAGTACCATGGATGACAACTATAGTAAAAAGATTGGAAAGTCTAATGAATGAGTATTATAGTAATCATCAACTTACACCTAGTCAAATAGACGTTATGAATGAGAGAATGGATGAATATGATTTTGTAGAAGCTGAATCATGGACAGTAGATACGTTTTGTGTAGGAATTGGATCTTTAATAAGAGATTATTATGATTATGTGTCAGACATGTTGGAGAATATAGTTGAAAAAGTAGTAGACAACGGTAGCTATGTAGCTTTAGCAATAGGTTTAACTTATGCAGGAGTAATGATAGCTAAAGATTACTTTAGACATCATAGTAAAGATGAGAATAAAGAAGTTATAACCCAGGAATGGCGTAAAGCCATAGCTAAGTCCAAAGTAGGTTCGCCTGCAATTTTTAAAGGTAATGTCTGTTATATAGCAGAGGATGATTCGGCTTTATGTGAAGTCGTTAAGAAGCAATTGTATATATTTGAATTTTATAAGAATGAAGGAGGAAATCCTATTTATTGTCATGGTTATGTTTCATCACATAACGTACTCCTACCTTTACACGTAGTAGATGCTGTTGTACAAAAATGCAGTGTCTACTTAAATGATGTGGAGATGGAAAGAGGTAATGTGATGTTAGATAAGGTACCTTTCGAAAAGATATTTTCAGATAGAATGAGTGATATAGCCGTGGTAAGGTTTGAGAGAATGAGTGTATTGCCTTTTAAAAATTTTGGTTACTATTTTAAACCGGTAATTAAGGATGTATATAAAGATTTAAACTTAGTTACTAGTGTAGGAAGCGTTAAATTAGCCCATTCAGTAGGAAAGTTAGAAGGAGCAGTTAAGTATACCTCAGCTATAGGTGAACATGTGGTTAATAACCCTTTGACTTATAGCATTACTAGCCCAGGATTGTGTGGTAGTTTAGTTGTAGACGGTAAATATGGTATAGTAGGAATGCACGTTGCAGGTAATGGTGATTTGGGAGTTTCAGTAATATTTTCTCAACAACTGTTGGGTAAGCTGAATTATCTTATGTCCAAGTCAGAAGGTTTTCACATAGATAATGAAATACGTGAGAATAAAAAACATGTGAATTTTTCAGGAATGAGATTGCACTCTGAGCATACTAGAGAACCGCCAAAGAAGTCGAAATTAGCTCCAACTAATTTTTATGATTTTACAGCGAAAACTAAGGCACCAGTTAACATGACAGCTTTTAAGGAAGTGGAAAGTGGCAAGAATGTCACATTAGAAATGAGAACAGTGAAAAATTTTAAAAGAGATTTTTCGCTCACCACTTATCAGGAAAGAATGCTTATAAAGTTGTTTGAAAGTCTAATACCTTATTATTCACCCATTGAAATGAAAGTGGTGATAAAGGGTGATGACAGATTACCAGGAATGAACAAAGATTCTGTCAGTGGACTTGCTTTTCCGGCTGAAAAGGCAGATTATCTAGACTTTTCGTCAGGTACTATGTATCCAGAATTTGAAGAAATTTACAACTCTTTCTATGAGAATGTTATGAATGATAAAGTTGAGTTGGAACACGTATTACAGTATTTTACATTAAAAGATGAATTAAGACCCATAGATAAAGTGAATAGACCAAGAGCATTTGGAGTAGATACTATACTTAATCAGATAGAAATGAAGCGATTATTAGGTGAGGTTTTGATTAATATACAACGCAGGAAGTGGGATACTGGGATAATGATAGGATTAAACCCCTATTATGATTTCGACAGGTTATGGAAGGAAATAAGTGTAACCATAAGAGCTTGGGATTTTGACTTTGGAGAATATGACTCTTGTATAATGGGAGCTATTCAACGTTTGTTGAATAGAGTTTTATTAGAAAGGTTTCAAGGGTCTGAGAATGATAAGAAAATGTTGGAATTCCAATTGAATATGGTTGTCTCTAGTTTCATATTAGTTAAAGATAGGATTTTTATGAAAACTCACGGAGTATTGTCAGGAAGATGGGAAACTAATTTGTTCGATTCGATTTATAATAAGGCTTATTCATTTTTGTATTATTTAGATGCTTGTGAAAAACAGAAGCACAAACCTAGTGTAGAGAATTATTTTGCTGTGTTAAAAGATTTTGTTCAAGGAGATGATAAGTTATGTGGAGTTACTAGTGATGCACCTTATATGGATGCTGTTAATATGGCTAATTACCTTACTGGCTTAGGTATGACAGTCACAACAGGGAATAAAGGAAATGTGACTGAAAAAGAAGTACCAAAACATGAATTAACATTTTTAAAAAGAAAGTTTAGTAGACACAATCAAATAGGTAGAGTGATGGGATTATTATCGAAAGAAACATTGGACAATATGTTAGGCTTTTATGATACTTCTAAAGATTATGTAGAATGTATATCAGGTAAGTTATCTGTGTATCAGAGAGAATATTACTTATATGAGCATGAATATAAACAGCAGATGACTAAACTGAAGGAGTATTGTAAAGAAAAACGGTTACCTATAGAATTTCTGGATGAAGATTATATATTAGATCTATACCAGAATTATCCGGAGTTTACGTATAATCTAACAAGAAAAGAATTAGATAAGATATATTGAGAGC